GTTTCCCTATTAGTTCAATTGGATAGAATGGCTGTTATTACGGCTAGATGCGGGTTCGAGTCCCGTATAGGGAGCAAAGAAATTGTTTAAACAGAAATTAACTAAAATGGACGGCAGAAGAAATAACAGCGGTAAAATAGGGAATAAAGGGGGAGGTCGTCGCCCCCTTCCTTTAGAGCATGATATTAAAGAATTAATAGCAAAGGATATCCCCTCTTTGATTGAATCCCTTTTAAACTTAGCCTACAAAGCTGAAAAAGAAGCCGATAAACTGGCTGCAATAAAATTACTTATAGCTTACTATTTTGGTCAGCCTAAGCAGCAGACCGACATTGATGTAAGTGATAACACTTTAAAAGTAATCCGGGAAACAATAACACGGAATGGAACTGAGGATTAAATACACGAAAGAGCAGCAAGATATCTTCTTTAAATGTAATGAGTCGGATAGATTCATCATAGTTACTAAAGGAAGACGTTTTGGTGCTACTTTTGGCGGTCTTCAGTTTGTTATTGAAGAAGCAATAGCTGGAGAGCCTAATCTTTGGGGTGACACGATCAACAGTAATATTGATCGGTACTTTGAGCGTATTGGCAAACCTTTGTTGATTCGTAATAACATCCCGTTCAATTATAATAGTCAACAGAAAAAATTAACATTTCCGTTTTCAGAAGGATTTGTGGACTTTAGATCAGCAGATAGACCTGAGAATTGGGAGGGTTTTGGATATAAAAACATTATACTAAATGAGGCAGGCATCATCTTAAAGAATGATTATCTTTATACAAATGCTGTCCTCCCTATGATGATGGACTACAACAATAGTAGGTTGTTTGCAATGGGTGTGCCAAAGGGTAAGCGTCAACGAAACAATAAAGAGCATAAATTTTACACCTTATATCTAAATGCAGTAGCAAAAAAGAAAGGTTACAGATTACTTGAATATTCTAGTTACGATAATTCATTGTTGAGCCGATCAGATATTGAAGAGCTTGAGCAAGAAATTGGCGATATGAATCCAGTAATGGTTCAGCAAGAGATTTACGGGAAGTTTGTTGATGAGTCTTTTGATGCTTTGTGGTCGCCCGATATGATTCAACGAGTTGACAAAGCACCTGCATTTAAACGCTCTGTAGTTGCTATTGATCCAACAGGGACAAAGACAGGAGATGAGTGTGGTATTATTTCAGCAGGCTTAGGATATGATGGTATGTGTTACATTATATCAGATAGAACTGGACACTACTCACCTAGAGAATGGGGAACAATAGCAGCAAATGAATTTCAGATTAATAACTCAGATTGCTATGTAGCTGAAACAAATCAAGGCGGTGAAATGGTTGAGTTCGTAATAAGACAATACGACTTTGTTAATCGCATTAAGACAGTTCACGCAAAGCAAGGGAAAGACCTAAGAGCAGAGCCAGTAGTTTCAATGTACGAACGAGGACTCGTGAAACATCTTCCTGGATTGAATAGATTAGAGAATGAAATGTTAACATGGGTTCCGGGAGCTGGTAAGTCACCTAACCGAATTGATGCGATGGTTTACGCAGTTATTGAACTACTTATTAATCCGTTAACACAATACAACACAACACCAGTAATGACTAACAATAGAAGGCTATGAAAGCACGAGAATTAAGAATTGGAAATTATGTTAATTGGGTAGATAGAAAATCAGATGCACGCATTAACACATTAGCTGATTTTAACATTGTTTGTGATTCATTAAATAATAATGAACCATATTTTAAACCTATTCCACTAACAGAAGAACGGCTTTTGGAGTTTGGTTTTGAAATTAAAGATAAAAACTACTCTTTAAATGTTGGCGGAGAATTATTTAGATACGCTATAAAAGACAGTTTTATTATATGGAAAACTCATAGAAACTTATGGCAATTTTATGAATTTACTAATAATTATACTCAGTATGAATATATTCACCAACTCCAAAACCTTTACTTTGCACTAACCGGAGAAGAATTAACAATAAAAGAATAATGAATATTTTAGGCTACAACATCAACAAGGTAAAGAACCTTGTGCAACCAACTGACATTTACACGGCTGGAAAATATCAATACGTTGTGCGATCAAAGACCATCGAGAACGCAAACGTCGAAGAGTACCGTACAGCATTGGACTCAGCCCGCAGCGCTTACGTGCAGCAGCGGCAAACGATTTATAACTACTATCAAAATGCTATCGACTTGGACGCTCACTTGACCGGATTGATTGAAAAGCGACTACTTGCAACGGTCGGGCGTAAACTGATCTATGTCAATGACGCAGGGCAGGAGGTCGAGGCAGTTAATCAAATGACAAGCTCACCGGTGTTTGAAAAGTTTATCCGTGAGCTACTTTCAGCCAAAGTATTTTGGGGGCTTGGGCTCTTCCTGTTCGAGGCTGACAGCACGAAGCCGTTCGAGCTGAAGTACGCAACGATACCGGTGCAGAATATTGACCCTTATCAGAAGATGGTGCGTTATATGCCTTTCGGGATAACCGATAAAGATAAGTCATTCAGCAAGGACAATATGGCTACTCTGGTCGGTCAGCAGGATTTGGGCGGTCTTCTCCTGCAAGCATCACTTGTGGCACTACGCAAGAGGGAGGCGCTGAACGACTGGGCGAGCTACTCACAGTTGGCAGGTAACAACTTCATGGTGGTTAAGTACCGCAGTGAAAAGCCTGATGAGTACGCAGCAAAGACAGCACGGGAAACAGTGGCAAACGCAGGGCGCGGGGTGTTCAGCGCAAAACCCGGTGTTGATATTGAAGCACAAAACCTGAGCAGCAGCTCACAGAATCAGCTATTCACTGACTACGTGAAATACCTTGATGACACACTAACAAAGCTGGTACTTGGTCAGACAATGACCACAGAGGACGGGGCAAGCCGTTCGCAGGCTGAGGTGCACGAGCGGGTGCAAGATACGATCTTTGATAGTGATGCAAAGTTTGTTACTGACTACCTTAATTATGATTGGCTGGATATCGGAAAGAAGTACGGAGTCATGGGCGGGAAGTGGCAGTATGCGGAATCAGGCACACAGAAGATGATGCAGCAGATTGAGCTTGATTTGAAGCTGAAGGAGTTGGGTGTTTTATTTACAAGTGATGAATTAAGACAAAAATACAATCTGATATGATCATCTACAAAGATACCGACTTAGGAAAGGTCGAACTTCACAACGAGTGGAAGGATATAACATTGCAGTCTGCAATCAACATTTCGCAGATGGAATTGCCTTCTGTAGAAGACAAATTTGACTGGTTCAAGTACATCAATTTCGTGGATAATGTGCTGGTTGAACTATCGAATAGAACCTACAACCAATGGCAGAACGTGCATCCAACGCAGCGCGTTTATCTGTTCACTCAGCATCTGATGCAGATAGTCAAAGACCTACACGAACCGGCCCCGACTACCTTTGCACCACAGATGATCGACAGCTTCACGCACGAAGGTATTGAGTACCTTATGCCAACTAGGTTAGTCGTTGACGAGCAGACCGTAGTACTACAGCACGGGCAACAAGTTAAGCCTTTCATTGAGGCAAGCAACCTGATGAAGCGATACGCAGAGTTGAAGTCAGAAGGCATTAAGGTTATGCCGCTGTTTGTCGCTTCGGTTGTGAAGGAGCAAGGAGAAACTGAATGGAATGAAGCTAAGGTAGTTGAGCGGTCGCAACGGTTCAACACGCTCACGATGGACGTTGTTTGGGAAGTTTTTTTTTGCATATCGCAACTCACGCTCAAATCACTGAACGCTATCCTGCAATCTATGACCGAAAGGCAAGCAAGACCGGCAACACTGGCCGACAGGTTGGATTTGAAGCTTGGTCGTTTGCTGTCGCGCAAAGCGGAATTGTCCCGGGAATTGAAAAGGTTAATTGCATGGCGATTTGGGATTTCGTGGAGGTATTAAATTATTTAGCAATGCAGAACAATGAATGAATATGTTGATTATATAATTGGAGTTAATGAGGCAGGGCAATTTATTTATGTCAGGCATTATTTATCATGCAAACAGTTATCACAATGACAATCAAACAACTAATTGACACAATAGAGGCAGCTAAGCCGACAGGCTGGCAGTACTACGCAGGGCATACAGCAGAGGCGTACAACGCAGAGCGCAACATTCAATCAACTATGGTTTTAGTTGTGCCGAATCCTTATCCGCTGTTTTGGCGGGATGAGTGCCAGCAGCAGATTCAACTGAAGCTGTTATACTTGCAACTTGTCAACGTGTTCGACTCAGCACAAGGCACGCAGCATCATCTCCCCTGGTCGAGCGCTGAAGATCGGGCGCAACTGTATGAGATCGTTCGTGATTCCGTTCAAGTTATTGCAGGATTGGACTACATCTCAATTCGTGAAGTAAAGCCTGTCAGGTTCTACGACAGCCCGGACGGCCCGACAGTGAATAGGCAGATCATGGCTGAGGTAATTATTTCCGCAACCGTGACGCAAAAGCCGGATACCGTTGTATATTTGTCGGATGAAGACGGTAATCTACTAACAGATGAAGAAGGCAACTGACAGGGGGATATTGATTTACAAAACATAACACAATGAAAACACATCAATCTTTTGAAAACGACCTAAATAGATACGGTCAATTAGTATTTGAGAACAAACAAGTCGATTTTGATGAGACTACAATGAAGTTGGTCGTGTTGCAAGATGAGTTTGACAGTGATCAGATATACATTGAAGTTATTTCTGAAAGCATGGAAAATACCTGCAATGATGGTATTTACATCACAAGAGAACAGGCAAACAAATTGATTGATTACCTCACTTACTTACTTTCAAAATGATCGACACAACCGCAATAGAATCAAAACTGAAGGAGTTAATCGCTGATGAGTGGATTAAGCAGGGGCATGATCTTACTGGTGCATTTGAGGCTGCAATCCAGTCACGCAGAACCGACAGCAATGGTGATATTGTGATTGAAATACTTGACACAACAGAACGCGGATATGGTAAAATATTGGATGATGGGGTTAGAGCGGAGCAGATACGGCACCCCTATGCACCGGCAAGGATTAAGGGACTCACTAATTACGCTGAACTTAGGATGGGGCTATCCGGTAAGCAGGCGATTTCAGCAGCCTATGCAATCGCAACGAAACATAAGCAGGAAGGGATGCCGTTGCCTTCAAGTCGTAGGTTTTCGGTTACTGGCAAGCGCACGCAGTTTGTGGCAGATGCTACGCGGGAGATCGACAAATTAATTAAGGAAACAATCAGTAAAACTATTCAATATGAGGTGCTGGGAAGTTAAATTTGAGTTATACGGCAAGAAGATGAAGACCAAGATCAATGCCGGAAGCCGTGAAGAGGCTAAAGAAAGAATACGCAACAAGGTGATATTCCATGAGGTTACACTTCAAGAGGATGACAAGGTAATTGAACACCTTAAAAATATGATGTGATGGCATTAGAAGATTTGTCATTAAGTATTACATCTGTTAATATTACAGATGGTGCAACAAGAGAGCGATTTGAAGTAGTAATTAATATTGAGTCTAAATTGTCTAATTTTGCTATTAAGCATAAAGACGTATCAAAAGACTATATAATTAATTTACTTTATTTACGTGGTCTTTGTAGTATTAATCAAGAACAAATATTCAATTTAGTATGGCCATAACAATCACAACAGGGTTAGCCTCAGACGTTGCGGCTTTTGCACCTTGCGTAATATACGGGTCTTCAACGAGGGCTCCAATACTCTCGACTGGTGTACTGGAGTCAGCAGCCATAACTGCGTACGGCTCAGGGTCAGGCGGCCGCTTGGCTATGAGTGTAGCCGTTGGCTCAGGCACTTCGATTGAGGCAGGCGATACCGTTATCATCACAGGTGCTGAGGGTGTTCATGAACAGTACAACGGAAGGCACAAGGTCTATACGGTAACAGCCACAACGCTAACAGTCGAGGCTTTGTACAACGGAACGGATGCAGGCGATGCGTATGGAACTATGACACGCACAAATGACTCAATGAGGGTGCGGGCAGATGTGTACAATGGATCAACATTGATCGGGTCTTTGTATGCTCAACCGGTATTGCGTAACTGGGAGATTGACGTATCCGGGCTGTTTCAGACGCAACTTAGTAGCATCTTTAGCCTGACCGCTGGAGATAGGCCAACTACAGGCGCAGCCTTTGCTTTCACGGTTGAGTTGTTCGAGCAATGGCAGACTGTGGACTTTTCTATTATTGAAGTCGAAACAGTGGCAGCAGCACAAACAGGCGTAGCACACCGAAGCGCTGACATTACAGGGCAGATTACCGGCACAACATTACCTAGCATTGCATACCGTGCAAAGGATAAAATATTGCATCACTTTTTATGTTCTGAGACATCAAATGTATCCGTTATATTTATCCCCTACGTTGGTTCAACAGCAGGAACGGCCACAACGGTAGCAACAACGATAACAAACAAACACGGGCTGGCTGTGTACGCAATTCCGGCAACCGCAACAATGGTTCGTATTAGAACAGTCTGGTTTGATGGATCAATAAACGAAGATATAAAGGACGATCAGTATATCAAAGTACCTGCTCAAACGTGCTATAAAAGATTGTATTACACGAACGCAAAAGGCGGCTTTGAATGTGTGGAGTGCCCGGATTGGGAAGACTTCACCAAGACCGAAAAGGTTGACCGCTACACAGTCGAGGCATGGACTGAGCGCAGGCTGACAACAGTATTAGAACACAAGTCAACAGCTGCATATTTGCAAGACCTACCGGCTGCGGTCGAAGTGTATGACGAGAACGGAACCGAAGTAGAGATGTTATCTAACGATATTCAATACTACGGTGAAAACTTGCAGCAGGAAGTAACAGTGAAGTACGAACGATATATTGTAAAGTGATGAACTACATCAACATCAACGATCTAGACGTTATAGGAGAAGTCAAGCTGATATTTGAGGCTAACCTTGATCTGAGTAAGGGCAAATCTAATAAGTCATATTCGATTAAGCTGCCCGACACGTCACGCAATAACAACGCTTTGCAAGGGATGTTCAGTAGCTATATCGGTCGAAAGGTAAGCTATCCTGCAATTTACACGGTGCAAGGCGTAACGCTTACAGGTGTTCTACTAATCACAGACATTGAGCGGCACCTTGCAAGCGGTGTATTCATCTCAGGCAACGGGGTCGTATGGCAGGCGATGCAGGATGATAACCTTTCGGATATTGACTTATCGGAATATGACATAGAACTGAACAAGACCAACGTCCTAGCCTCTGAGTCGGGCTATCCAATGGTGGTATTCGATATGACCGACAGGGGGGCGTTTAAATCGGGGCTTAATTCGATTGACATTACTGACAGGTTTCCAGCCCTGAATGTAAAGCAGTTATTCACTGAACTATTCAACTACTACGGCTTTTACCTCAATATTGAAGACAATACTGGTTACTTCAATCAGCTTTACCTGTTATTCACGAAATCAGACGAGATACGCAACGACTCTGAATGGCTGCAAGACGCTGCGGCATCGGCTGGCGGATATGGGCAGAACTATGAGGACAGCGGAACTGGAACAGCATTTGAGGTTGACGCAAAGATGTTATTTCCTACGGACGAAAAAGACCCTGGAGGTAACCTGACAGCATCTGTTTATACCGCTCCTGAAACCGGAACATATCAATTCAAGATAGATTACAACCTACGCTTTCAGCGTCCTACACTTGCAACGGTAGCAAACGAGGCGGCTTTGATCTACTACAAAAAGAATGGTACAACATTTTATTATGAAGCATTACTAGTTGACCTATCAACAGAGATTTACAACGAGTTCACCGGAATACTTGACAGCAAGCCTATAGAGCTCGAGGCTGGCGACACATTCGAGGCATGGGTTAATTTTTCTGGAGATATAACCTACTCAGGAACATGGACTGTTGACGTGACACAAGGCATCGGCATGAAGCTAACTGTGATTCCTTCACGATGGTACGGGGCTGGTTCAATAGTTCAGATCAATAGCATACTTCCAGGGCTTACTGTTAAGGAGTTTATCTCAGGTGCTTGTCAACTGCTTAACGCTGACTTGTATTACAATGAAGACGAGAACGCAGTAACATTGGTAGTCGGGCAGAAACAAGTTGCTCCGGTGGCTGAGGTTGAGTGCTTCAATTATACCGAAGCGCTGGAAGACAAGACAAATACAGTGATAGCTTTCAGTACTGATAAGGCACGTCCACAACCTGACAAGTTGGTTAAGATAGTCGGGGCAAAGGACACGGTTACAAATGATTTGAAATACAGCCGCACATTGATAGCTCCTTGCAGTAGGTTGTTCTCGGGAACAGATGTTCAGATTCCGGTACTTTGGCAGGCAGGCGATCCATTTGACTTCGATCAGTCGGACAATCCTCCTGAGCAAAAGACGCAGGCAAATCTACGTATATTGCGCAAGGCAACAGCAGTATCAGGAAGTTACGCACTGACATACGGGGGTGTGCTTGCATCCAACAGCGAAACGAGATCAACAGTCCTACAGATGCAAGAGGTTGACATTCGTAGCCTGCATATTCAAGAGCTTGCAACAGAGCGGAAACTGATACAATGTGATGCAAGACTGGACGTGTCGAAGTTGTACGACAATACCTACTTCAAAAATGACGTTACATTGGTTGACAGGCGCAACGGTGTAACGCTCTTAAATGGTCGTATCAAACGAGCTGAACAGTTGCGGGTTGATTGGTTTAAGATTACACTCTATCCAACAGCACAAGAACAGATTGACCCTAGCCAAGTCGATTGGTTTGCTCCGGTAGACGCAACGAACACAACAGCGCCTGGGGGTGGGTCGGGTGCTGGAGGCGGAACTGAACCGCTACCTGCTGACATGTGGAGATCATCCATAACTGGACAGATTGACGGGCTGACAGAAAAGACTACACCGGTTGACGCAGATGACTTTGTAATTGACGACTCAGCGGCTGGCAACTCAAAGAAAAAAGTTAGCTGGGCGAGTATTAAGGCTACGCTGAAAACATACTTCGATACGATATATGGCTATTGGGTCAAAGTAACGGATGGGTTAAAAACAATAGAACGGGTTGGCATTGGTGCTGACCCAGTCACAAATGCAGGCCTAAAGGTTGTCGTTACAACTGGCTACGGCACTATTTCTCAAAGCACATCAGGGCGCGGAGTTAGCGGAATATCATCAACAAGTTACGGAGTTGAAGGATTTGCAACATCAACAGGCTACGGTGGCTATTTCTACTCAGAAGAAAATTATGGTATGTATGCCGTATCAGGAGATAAAGAAAAAGCTGCATATTTTGCTGGCAAGGTAACGATTGATGGAACAGGCACGACTGTTGAAACACTGAAAATAATTAATCCTGTTGATGACGGCCTTAAAGTGCTTGGCGGAAATTATGGTGTATCAGCCTATACATCAGGGGATTCAGCGATATATGGAGATAACACCTCGACAAATGTGGGCGTAACTGGCGTATCAGCAGGAGGGTATGGGGGTTATTTTTCGAGCACAAATGCAGACAAGGCTCTAAAAGTAATCGGGAGCGCAACAGTCAACAGTGATGGAAAATTATATTTTGGTGACTACGACACAGATGGAAGCTGGAGGATAACGAGATCAGGCAACAATCTTGTATTGCAACGTAGGGAATCTGGGTCTTGGGTAACGAAACAAACAATATCAGCATAACATGGCAGAACAAATTTTATACAGCCTTAAAATCGAAGGCACACAGACAGAGCTTGAACGACTTGCAGCGATCAACGATGAGATCAACAAAGGTAAAGAGAATCTAAAGGAGTTAGCGAAGTCAGACAAGCAGGCAGCGGAGCAGCAGAAGTTGACACTGAAGGAGCAGCAGAGTGAATATCGTGAGCTTCAAAAGTCAATCGAACGCAGGAATAAGGCAGAGGAGCAAGGTATCAACACGCTTGAGAAGATGCGGGCAAAGTTGTCATTGCTGTATAAAGAACTCGATCAAACTGAGATTGGAAGTGAACGCTTTAAAGAGATAACAGTCCAAGCAAATAAGCTACGCAACGAAATCGGGAAGGCAGAGGAGGCAAGCGGGAGGTTTCAACGAAATGTTGGTAACTATCAAAACGCTATACAAGATGCATTTCAAGCGATGGGGGTCAACGTGGCTGGGCTGACTCAAAACCTTGCAAGCGCTAACAGTGTCATTCAGCTAACTACCGCAATCACGAAAGGAATGACGGCAGCAACCGGAGGGCTAACTGGTGCGCTTAAGGTGCTTAAGGTTGCATTGATCAGTACAGGAGTTGGGGCGTTGGTTGTGGCACTCGGGGCGGCAATTGCACTACTTGTCAATGCCTTGAAGTCATTTGATCCGCTAATTGATAAGATTGAGCAGGGAGTAGCGGCTCTAAAGGCTGTTTTTGGGTCGCTATCTGATACGGTTCTGAGTGTTGTCACCGGGCAAAAGTCGTTCAAGGATGCTGTAAATGGTGCCGGTGATGCAATGAGGCGAAGCGCTGCGGCTGCTATTGAGTACAAAAAGGCACAACAAGACCTTGATGATGCTGTATTTAAGGCTACCGTAACGCAAGAAAAATACAAAAATCAAATAGCTGAACTTCTTTTACAATCAAAAAATAGGACGTTATCGGAACAGGAGCGGATTGAATTGATTGACAAAGCGCTGGAGATTGAACAAAAGGCGTTCAACGAGCGCAAGGCAATTGCAGATCAGGAACTTTCGATAGCGCAGGGGGCTATTATAACGAAAAACAACCTGACTAATGAAGAGATTGACAACCTTAAAAGGCTTGGTGTTGAATATGCTATTGCTCTGAAGGAACGTAAATCGGTAACTGACGAGCAAGTTCAGGCGCTGGCAGACGCACAGGCTAAGCAGTTGCAATTAGAAGGGGAAAGCATTTCGCTCAGAGAAAAGGCGTTGAACAGACGCGATCAATTGGAAGATGCAGCTAATGAAAAGGCATTAAAACGTGCTGAAGATCAGCGAAAGATAACACTCGAACAGATTGCACTTCAACGTCTTGCAGATCAGTACGCAATTGATGCAATACAAGCGCTTCTTAGTCTGAAGGAAGAAATTGCTGATGATCCGGAATTGGTTATTTTTAGGTTTCCAACAGAGGAGGAAATAGAGGATCAAAGCCAGGTACTTGTCGATCAGTTGCAGCAACGTGCAGATGAAGGATTAAAGTTGATTGAAGATTTCAACGAACAAAGTAAAGGGCTCTATGATCAGGACATTGCTAACTTACAGGCTGCTTACAGCACTGGTTTAATCAACGCTGAACAGTACGAGGCTGGAAAGCTGGAACTTCGCAAGCAATATAACGAGGCGATACTTGCTGAAACCGCTGACCTACTTAACCAACTCGCTGAAATTTTTGGAAAGGAATCAAAGGCTGGTAAGGCAGCGGCTATTGCAGCTACTGCGATCAATACGTATGTTACGGCAATGGAGGCTTTCAAGTCAGGTGTAAAGTATGGGGGGCCGATTGGCATCCCTCTTGGTATTGCAGCAGCAGCAGTTGCAACGGCTTTCGGTGTGAAGCAGATTCAACAGATAGCAGCAACGAAGCAAGAGAAGCAGCCGCGTTATGCAAGTGGTGTTATCGGTGTTCGTGGGGCCGGAAGTGAAACATCTGATAGTATTGACGCAAAGATCAGCAGAGGCGAGTCAGTCATGACGGCTAAGGCTACTAAGGTATTCGCTCCGGTACTGGCTCAAATGGAGCAGGCAGTAGGCAACACGCCTAATGTGCAGATCGGATCGGGTCGGTTTGCAAACGGAATTATTAACTTATCGCCACGTACTGAGTTTCCGCAAAACTACGAGCGCATAATCAAGCGAACAATTGAGGCGGTTGGTAATATTCCTGTGGTGGTTGCTGAGTCAGATATAACTGGAACTCAGAACAGGGTTAGGAGAATCAAAGTAGCCGGAGACTTATGAACAAAGACAAATTGATCGAACAACGGGCAAGGTATGTGCAAGAGCGGATTAATAAAGCGGCACGGGCTGAGAATGAAATAAAGCGGCTTGCCGCTGAGTTATTCCTGTCACATGATACGATCAGGAGGGATTTGAAGAGGCAAGTGTAATTTATTTGCATCATGCAACTGCATTATTTTAATAGATAATTTCTATAGTATTTTTGTATTCATAGAAATTTCTAACACGTAAAAAATATGGCACTTGCAAACTACACTCCGACATGCGGGAAGAACATCCCGGGCAACAGTCGGATTCTTTTCGTTGCGCCTGTGACTGCTGTCACGGCATTGGCAGAAACAAGCGGGGAGATCAGCACCTTGACGGCTGCTGCTGACACATTCAAGCAGATTAAGGCTGATCTTGACTCCGTTCAATTCACATCTGACGGAACTTTTGGCACGAATGGTGCCTACACGCAGACCTTAATTGCCAGGTTCTCGAAGCCTTCAACTGAACTTAACGCTCTGATTGACGAGCTTACAGCCGGGGCGGCTTGCGGGTTTGCAATTATCCACGTTGACGCTAATGGCAAGGTATGGTTATCTGGCGCTTCGATTACATCAAAAGAAGGTAATTACAGGCCCTGGGGTCAGGTGCAGGCTGCAACCGACTCAGGTACATTGCTCACAGATACCAACACTCAGGCCGTAACGGTGACATTCACACGCACGAGCGCCTACTTGCCTGTTGAGCTTGATGACACACTGGCCGCTGCTGTCAAAGGTGGTACCGCTGCTTACATTGACTGGTAATGTACTACGTAGCTAAAGAATACGAAGGTAAGGAGATCAGCCTCTTTGTAAAGGGGCTGCCCTCCGTACTGATTCTGTCTGCTAAGCTATCACAAAGGGTATTGAAACAATTACACGAACTTGGAATAAATGGCATCAATTACAAAGAGCGAAATAGTAACGCTAGCGTTTAGCCGGAATATATCAACAGACCTGATTAAGGACGCTGATATTACTTCTGCTATCCGCAAATTTGTGTTGCCGTATCTCGGTACGCTGCCAGACGTTGATGGTGCATTATACATGACGTACGTTAAGTCTGTTATTGCATACGGGGTGGCTTGGCTGGTGTTCGACAAGCTCTCAACTGAGGTAACAGATCGGGGTGTTGTGGCGATGCTTTCAACCGGGGCTACCTTGCCGCAGGCTGAGGTTCGACTGGCTTCAAAAAATGCGATAATGACTACTTTGCAAGAGCTGATTGATCAGATGGTTGAGGAAGCGGACGCAGATGAAATTGAAGGAGGCGATATTGGGTTTTCGGGAACGGCTAACATTGGGAGGATTTAAATGATACGTGTAATTAACGAAGCGACAAGCGCAACGGTTGAACTATATGGAGATATTGGAGCTTCATGGTTCGGTGATGGCTGGACGTATGAGCGATTCAGTAACGAGGTAAAGAACCTGCCTGTGTCGCAACTGACCATCAAGGTCAAGTCAAACGGTGGTGATGTGTTCGAGGCGTTTGCAATTCATGATGCTATCAAGGCACTACCTGCCCGGGTTACTGTTGACATTGTAGGGGCTTCTGCTTCGGCTGCTACAATCATTGCTGCTGCTGGTGATAGGGTGCGGATTAGTGAGAATAGCCGGTACCTTGTGCATAACGCTCAAACGTGGTCAGCTGGCAATAAGGAAGCACTACAGAAAGACGTTGAGATGCTTGAAAGCATTGACGCTCAGATTGTCAACACATACATCAAGCGTACTGGAAAATCTAAGGAACAACTTGAAGCCTTAATGCTCCAAGAAAAATGGATGACGGCACAAGAGGCTCTAGAGTGGGGCTTTGTTGACGAGATCATCAAAGAAAAAAAAGTTACTAACTTAATAAAAAATGAGATGACTGAAGAAGAAAAAATGGAAATGGAAGCGCTGAAGGCTGAGAATGAGGCCTTGAAGGCGAAGCTGGCAGAGTACGAGCAGGCTGAGGCTGAAAAGCAGGAAAAGGAAATGGAGGAAGAAATCAATGCGGCTATCGAGGCTGGCAAAATTAAGGCAGATGCTAAAAAGACCTGGATTGCACTTGCAAAGATTGACCGGTCTAGCGTTAAGGCTGCGATTGAAACGCTGCCCGTTATTGCCCGCTCTCCGATCATGGATGAACCTGTTGCTCCGGTTGCTCCGGTTGAAAAGCTGACAGAGGAAAAATTCTACGCAAACTGGAAGGCTAAGAAGTACGACAACAACGCTGAGTTGTATGCAAAGGACTATAAGGAAGTTTTTGGACGTGAACCGCAAATCTAACTAAAAAATGGCAATCAAATATCCTTTCGGAAATGACGAGGCTACAAATACGTTCAACGTAGGTACTGCCTCAGGAACATACGCAACGGCTGCGGAATATGGTGACAACGTGTACCACAAGACCGTGTTAACTCTCAGTGGGGCGCTGCCTGCAATCGCTGGAGGTGCTAACCTTGCGGTTGGCCGCTTACTCTACACCTTCCCTGCCGGTGATATTCGTGTACATACGGCTGCACTGAAGGGTGTAACTATTAAGCAGACTCAGGGAAACATCACTGCCGACACCCCGGACTTAGGCCTTGGTACTGTAATCGCTTCTGGCGCTGTGGCTACGCTTGACGGTACGGCTACTTTCGAGAACATTCTTACCGGTCAAACAATGAATGACTGCAATGGTACCGCTGAAAACTTCGGTGTTGGTTCGACTTTGTACATCAAGGCCGCAGATGCTCACACTGTATATCTGAATGTTGCGGACGGCTGGGCTGCTTCCGGTGATGCTGCTGCTGCAATCGGTGGTTCTGTGATTCTTACATGGGAATTTTTGGGATAAAAATACTAACTAAAACAATAATTTTAAAATGGCTATTCAAAAAGAACTTTGGATCAATCAGATTCAAGAAAACCTCTACAAAGGACTCGAGGCGATCAAAATCGCTGCTACTGATGACAGTGCGTATGTCAATGCCAAGACCGTACACATCCCGACCGCTGGCGCTGCTACTGCAATCACCAAAGGCAACGGAACTTATCCTGTTTCTGTGGTTGAGCGTACCGATCAGATTCTCGACTACAACTTGACTAACTACGAGTTTGGCCCGTACCGGATCGGCTGGGCAGATCAGTTGCAGCTTTCGTATGACAAAACCGCCTCGTTGGTCAACGACCTGATGGGCGGGTTATCCGAACGTGTTGCCCGTGAATTGATGATCAGCTGGTATCACTACACAGCCGGCAAGTACGTCCTTACAACCGGATCAAGCTACTCAGACCACGCTACCGGAGCAACCGGCAACAGCAAGGGGCTGACAGGTAAAGACCTCCGCAGAGCCGCTGCAATCCTTGACGGGCAGAATATCCCGATGCAAGACAGATACTTGTTGGTTGACAACACTATGTTCTGGCAGTTGATGGATGACCTCGAATACAACGCTGAACGTGTTGGCGCAATAGGTAACGGCTTACAGACTGCCCCCGGAACTCCTTACGGCTTCACCGTAATCGCAATGCCTGCTGTTGTGTATGTAACCTCAGCCGGTGTGGTTCGTGCATACGGTAATGCAGGTGCAACTACCGACCAAGCCGCTGCTCTCGCAGTTCACAAGTCAGCGCTTTCGTTCGCACTCTCCGGAACTTGGGTAAGCGAAAAAACAGACGATCCGACCTACTTCGGTTCAATCCTCTCAGGTTCGATCTTCGGAGGCGGTTCTTATCGTAGGTATGACAAACTCGGTGTTGTGCCGATCATCCAAGATAACGCTTAATCAATAGCGACTTAAATTCGTTCTTTTCATTGTGTTAAATAAGTCAGCCCTACTTCGGTGGGGTTGGCTTTGTTTTTTCAAAATAAATA